CCTCGTCGACGACTAACACTAGCGCGCCGCTGACTATCTCGAAAGATACGCGGCCCGGGTCGCCCGGTGCGAGACTAGCCGCGCCCGTGGCGTCGTAGTTCGTAAGCCTCGCGCCGCCCGGCCCGCTGGTATCGAGTTGCCAATCCTCGTCGAGGGTATACTGATAGATGCCGGTCGACCCGCCCGAGTCGACTCGGATAGAGCCCGCCGCGCGTACTCGTACGATGTCCCGAACCGACCCGGTCCCGCCCGTCGCGCGAGTGTGGAACGCTGCGCCGACGGCGACCGTGGCCGAGCCGCCCGCGCTCACGTGGTCGAGTGTTCGCCCCGTGTCCCACGCCCCCGAGGTCCCCGCGGTACCGTGGGATTTTTGGGCGAAGAGAACTTTTTGCGGTGCGTCTATTACGATGTTGGTCGCGCCCGTCGTGTTACCTAACACGAGCGTTTGCGCGAGGGTCTCGGCGGACGCGGCTAGGTCGACGACGACCCACCCCGCGCTAGTCGCCCCGCCGGTCTCTTTGATGTATAGCGTCGTGTCGGTACCGCCGTCGGTGCGCATGTACACCGACCCGACGGGCGCCGGTACGATACCGACGGGCGAGCCCGCGGCCGCGACGACGATAGGGCCGCTAGCCCCGAACCCGATAGCCTGCCCAAAGCGCACGACGGACATAGCCGCGCCGAGCACCCGAGTACCCCCGGCCCACCCCGCCAAAAATTGAAACGCTTGTAACGTCGTGTTCCACAGCTTTGCGGTCGTGCGGTTTTTTGCGTCGGCGGCGATAGGCGCGACGGCTAGGCTAGGGTCGTCGACCTTGTCGATTTGAACGACGGGGCCGTTAGCTAACCACCCGGTCTCGCCGTCGGTTAAGATGTCGCCTACTGGTGTCGTATCGGCCATGGGGTCGCCTAGGTTCCGGGGGTCGGTGGGGTAGTGGGTACGACGGGCGGACCGGGGGGTACGGTCTGCGCGTGGGTATGCGTGTCGAGTCCGACGAGGGCGCTACGTACCGAGGTCGCCGACAGGTTCCCAAGCGGGTCGATGGTGACGCCGTTTAGGTGTAAGGTACCGTCGGCGCCTAACGCCATCGACCCGATGTAGTTAGCGAGGGTCGCCGACCCATCGGCCGCAAGCTCGAACGCTACCGGCGCGAGGCCGTCGGGGTCGACCGTCGCGGATACCGAACCGTCGGCGCGTAGCCATACCTCGCACGCGACACCCGCGGGGGTACGCGCGACGAAACGAAATTCTCCCGGCGCGGCTTTAGGGCTCGACGGGGCAACGCCTACGCCGGCTAGCTCGCCGGTGCCGTCCGTTATCTCGACCGCTACCGCGACGTCGCCCGGCAAGGGTGGGGCGTCGAGGCCCGGCGGGGCGTACCAATCCGCCTCGGGGTCCTCCGCGGTATTGATGGCGATGCGCACCGTAGCGCCGTCGTCCCCCGCGTCGTACGCGGTAACCGTCCCTAGGTCGCTCACCCGCGTAGCCTAACACGGCTAGGGCGACCACGGGAACACCGCCGGTAGCACCCCGCTAAATGCCCCGGGTAATACCATTTCGAGCTTGGCCGTAGTCTTGGCGTCGGTGCGCGACAGCTGGACCGCCCTTATGATTAGGTCGGTCGGTCGGCTGATAAATACGTCTGGCGCCGACTCGATATGTACGGTAGTGCCCGGCTCCCACACGGCCCCGAACTCGTCGCGCCATGTTGGTAGGTCGACGGTCCAGGTGACGGCGCCCGCGAGCATACGACCCGCGAGGGCGGTAGCGACGGCGGGTAGTTCCGCGGCGCTGTTTGTGTCCTCGTTGCGCACGATGTCGGGGCGCAACACGCCGAGCGATACGAGCGCGTCATTTACGACTGTGTGTGCCGACGAGTTTACGCGCCGTGCTTTTTTGCGTAACACGGTAAGGTGAGAGAACACCTTTTTCGGGTCGGTCGACAGGCCCCAATCTGTACCCGGGCGCCGTCCCGTACCGAGGCGCGCGACGGGGGTACCGACGGTCGGCCCCTCGCGGATAAGTAGCCCTCCGTCGGGGGTGCTCGACAAAAAAACTTTGCGCTGTTTTGCGAGGCCAGTAAGAAACGACAGCACCTTATCGCTAGCTTTGAGGCGCACGCGACGGAAGGGCTCGCCGGCGCTACCGCCCACGGTTACGACGAGACCCCACGGCCTTAGCAGCGCTTGCGCGATAACGGGGAGCGAGGCCCCTTTGAACTGTAAAGGGTAGGCACTCGCGGGGGGCGTGCAATCGCCTAACACCCCCGCCCGCGAGTACGCGCCTACCGAAAAGCTACCGCCGGTGTCGGCGGACAATGCCGCGGACGGAGACATAACCGTACCTTTGAAAAACCGGCGCCCGCCTATGAGCGCCTCGACGTCCTGATACCCGAGGGGCGTAAAGGTGTCGCGGAACTCCGCGGCCCTCGCCATCGGCGCCGTAAAGTCCAACGTGTCGAACGCGTCGAACGTACGACTTAGGCTCACGCTTTTCCAGTACCGGAACCGCCGACCGTTTACGCGTAGCTCGCACTCGTCGGGGCCGACATCGGCGGACACCCCGACGGGGGGTGGTACGAGCGGGGGGCGGTCGGGTATTAGTACGTACTTACCGACGGGGGGCGGGTCCGCGACGCCGGGGTTAGCGGAGCGGATTAGCCCTGCGCCCGAGGGGTCACCGTAGTGCGTCGTCGAAAGATAGGCGTAACTATCTTCGCCGGGGGCGACTAGGTGTTTGCGTTGTCCGGCGGCCATAGCGTCACGCGAAATACACGACCGGCGTACCCGCCGGGATAAATAGCAATTGGTCGGCGGTAAAGTCGTTCGCGGCTATAAAGTCGTCGAGGTCGTCGAGGCCCCCGTAAAGCCGCGCGCACAAGTCGAGGGGGGTAGCGTCCCGGGGGGTCACAAAAACCCGCCTCGGAGGCAGTAGGGCCGCCGTCGACATGAGTACGGCGACGGTCGCCGATACGACGGCCTTTAGCTGCGCCTGCGCGCCCCCGGTGTCGAGCGACCCGGGGCCCGTGGCGACCGGGTCGAAGGGGTCGATAGCTGGCGTCGCGGCCGTGAGCGCGGCAAAGTTAGCGTCGGCCCACGCGGTGTAGTCGCCGAACAATTCTAGCAGACCGTCTAACACTTCTACGACCTCGTCGCGCGACGCGTACGCCTGGCCCTCGACCGGCTGCGCCGCCGCGCTCGCCTGGCCCAAAATCATGTATTGCGCGGTTAGTGCGTTCGCGTGAAAGGTGTTAGCCGCCGCGGCCCCGATACCTGGTGCGACAAGGCCCGGAACGAGTACGCCGGCACCGTCGTCGCTCGACCCGGTACCGCCGCCGGTGCCCGTACCTTGCCCCCTAAAAATCGAGGTAGCTAAGGCTTTGTAGGCGGCGAGCCGGTCGCGTAGCAGCGCCTCGGAACGGGCCGGCGCGAGCGCGAGCGATTTGAGCTGCGCGGCGAGCGATAGCGGGGTGCCGATGCCCGTTGTTAGCGCGTTGTTTAGCGCCGTGTTTACCCGGTCCATGCCGGCCGTTAACGCGGCGGTACCATCGACCGCTTTTTGTAGCCCCGCCTTGGCACCGTTAACTATGGCTTTCATTGTCGCCAAAAATCCCGCCTTAGCGGAGGGGCGCGAGATATCCACGGATGCGGCGAACTGTACGGCGAACGCGGTCGATGCGATGGCGACGGAGATAGCCGCCGACGTGTCGCCGACGTCGGACGGATACACATCCTCGACGGTCGCGTAGAAAGTAATGTCGAAGGTGGTCTGATTCCCCGCGGTCACTAGCGCCGTCGTGCGTACGATGTCCCCGAACGGGATCGCTATCTGCGCCTCCCCGTATGCGGGGTGCTCGAGTTTGCCGGGGCCCTTTTGGGTTAGCAAATTCTCGAACCGGTCGGCTGCTATATCGTGGTCGTCCCCGCTAAAGATAACCCGCATGGGGTACCGACGGCCGCGCATCCCCCTGTCCTCGACGTACGTTACGTTAGTGTCGGGGAAGTCATGGGCCGTCGTCTTTTTAGATATCGTCTTAGTGACGTCCTCGAACTCGAACCCCATACGGTCCCCGTTCGGGGCCGTGTATGCGGCGGGGCGTAGCCTGTCGTATGCGTTGCTCACGGGTAGGTCCCCGTCCGGTCGACCTCGATAGAGCTAACCGCGCCCGAGTCGCTGGTATCGCCGCCGCCCGTGTTGACGGTGATTTTGGGCGCGCGGTCGGCCGCGTTCCCCTTGCGTAGCTCGTCGATAACCTGGCGCATAAGTTCGTTCTGTGTTTCGAGCTGCGATAGCGATAGGTCGTTAGATGGTAGGACCGCCGCCATCGCGCCCGCGCCGGCCTCTTGTCGAGCCGCGAGCATCTCTTGCCCCTTGGACCCGAGGCCCTGTCGTAGCCAGTCGAATTCCTTTTGCGCCTTGTACTCCGGCGCGGCGAAACGGTCGACATCCGCTTGCGCGCGGTTGACCGCGCCTAGCGCAGAATCAGGGCCGTCGAACCACCCGGCGCCTTTGCCCCCGTCGATGCCCAGGCCCTTGCCGCTCTCTAGGTCCGACTTTGCTTTACGCAACCGCTCGAACGCTGCAACCGCGTCGGTGTCGTCGGTGTCTATGCCCACGTCGCGCATACGCTTTTTAGCCTCTAGCCGCTGGATAAGTTTCTTTTGCGCGTCGATGGCCCTGACACGTTCCTCGTCGGCGCCGAAGTTCGACCCCTCTAGCCCAACGAAGTCCATAATTTGACGCCCCGTCCGGCCCTTGTACGCTTTCTCCATGTCCGCGAGGTCGGACTTTTGGCGCGCTAAAAAATCGTCTTGGGTTGCGGTCCCCTTGCGTTCGTTCATCTTGTCGGTTAACGCAATAAAGCTATCCATGCCAACGAGCAGCTTAGCGAGCGCCGTATCAGCGCCGGTTAGCTCGTTGATTAGTTTGCCGATCTCCCACCCGATAAACGCCGCCCCCGCTAAGCCCGCTACTGCGCCGAACTTACCCATAGGGCCCTGCATGTTATTGACCTGCGAACCTAGCTTGCCTAGGTCGCCGCGGGTGGCCATGAATTGCTTACCCGCGTCGGCGACATTCATGCCGAACAAACGCGACGCCGCGGCGGCGCCCTTTGTCGTTAGCTCGTACAGCTTTACCGCGCCCTCGGCTACCGTGAGTGTTAGCCGGACCGCCGTAACGGCCTTGTCTACCGCCCAAAAAACGAGGGCGACTTTACCGATACGCTCGCCCCATTTTACGATTTCGGCGAAGTTGTCTTTTAGCCAAAGTAGGCCCGCCTTGAACTTGCCGCTGATTACCTCGCGGTTCGCTTTTAGCCAGCGCGTCGACGCGTCCGCAATGGCGTTTACGTCGTCTCTGATAACCTCGAACATAGCTATCTTTAGAGTCGATACCGCGGAGTCGAACCCCTTTAGCATTCCCTCGGTAGTGTTTCGCAGGTCCTTAGCTTGTTTCGCGGTTAGGCCCGTCGCGTCGCCGGCCTGTTTGGCGAGGTCGGTAATCAACGCCGCGTTATCCATGAGCGCAAGCGCGGCCGACTTAGAGTTAGCCCCGATTACCTCGGATAGAAACTTGACGCGGTCGCCCTCGGTTAGCGCGGCGAGCTTAGGCCCTAGCTCGCCCATGAGAGTGTCGAAATCTTTTATCGACCCATCCTTATCGATGGGGTCGAATTTGATTTTCGCCATCATCGCCGCGGCCTTTTTCGAAGGCGCCGCTAAGCGGTCGATGATACGCGCGAGGTCCTTACCCGCCTTGCTCCCTTTGATACCCGCGTTAGATAGGACAGCCACGGAAGCCGCGAACATTTCGGCGTCTTGTCCCCCCGAGCGAAACGCCGCGCCGCCCGCTTTTGTAGCCTCGAACATTTCCTCGATGCCCATGTTACCCGACGTCGTGGCGAACGTCATAAGGTCCATAGTTTTACGGTAGCCCTCGACCTTGTCCTTAGCGTTGTCGAACGTCCCTAGTAGGGGCCCGAGGGCGTCCGACATTACGTCGGTAGCGCGGGCTAGTTCAAGCTCGCCGGCGGTCGCAAAATCCGCCGAGTCCTTTAGGACCGCCATCGCTACCGCCGGGTCCTCGCCCGCCATCGCCATGAACTTAAGAGCGCCCGCCGCTTGCATCGCGGACATTTCGGTATTTTCGCCGACGTCCATAGCAGCGGCTTTCATTTTGGCGATGTTCGCCGCCGCGAGCTGTTCCGTCGCGCCCAGCTTTTTCCCGAACTTTGTCGATGCGCCGGCTAGCGTCTTTTCGAATCCGGCGCCCTCCTCGACGACGCTCCTTAACATCGCCCCCGTGGCGACGGCCGTAACGACGCCGACGCGCCCGACAGTCCTACCAAAATCTTTTACGGGGGCTGCCGCCCTGTTCCACCCGGCGTGAAATTTGTCGGCCCCCCTAGCGGCCTTAGACATGCGCCCGCTAAATCTGTCGGTAGCGTCGGACATGCGCCCGAGCTTCCCCGCGTAATTCCCTTCGGCGTTGAATACCGCTTTGACTTCAAAGGACTTAGACACGGGGGTTAGCTTTCAAGTCGTCGGCGTAGGCGGGGCGTGACGAAATCGTACCACCATCGCAGGTCGCACGGGTCGAGGGCGCGAGCCTTTAGCGGACACATGCCTAGTTCCGCTATCACGTGATAGAGCATATGGCGCCACACGTTCGCCAGGGTATGCGGGTCGGGGTGACCCGCTAACCCTACGAGCTGCCCGCTCGGGTGGCCCGTGACGATACGCGCCGCGCTCACTCCAAAAAAAGCATGGCGATTTCGTACATAACCGCCCAGTCGCGCCCCCGAATTGCGTTCGACATATTGCCCCGGGTCGTGCCGCCCATCGCCGCACAAAAGGCCATGAGACCCTCGCGGCCGTGACCGCCGCTACACGCGTCGAGGGCGATGATAGCCGGGCCGTTCGCCTCGCGGAACGTAATCGACTCGAACGGTTTTGAGTCGGGGTGTCGTAGGGCATACACGAGATGGTCGTTATCGTCGACGCTACACGTACCGTCGGCGACAAACGCCACGATAGCGTCAACGTATTTTTTGTTCGACTCGGTATCCGGGTCGATGAAAACTTTAGCGCAAAACCGACGGACGTCGGCGCGCGCGGTGACATGGTCAACAATGGCGATTTTCTGAGACATGCGATTACCTACCGGGAAAGCCCCGCCGCGGTTAGACCGGGCGGGGCGTTCCGTAGGTGCGTCGAGACTAGCCGCCTTGCTTGCTAAGGTCGCCCTCGCCCGACAAGCTGATAGACATTGTCTCCGACTGTGTTTGTTTGTCGATGTCACCCGTAAGCGTACCGACGCCCATGTAGGTCGTCCCGTCGACCTCGGTAATATCGACCGGCCAAAAGTCGCCGCGCTGCGCGAGCGCTTTGATAAACTCCGCGTCGCCCTTATTGTCGTCGATGGCTAGGACGATGCCGTTAAGGTGCCACGGCTCGAGCATCTTCACGATACGCGCCGTTTTGTTCCCGTTCGCCTTGACCTCGTTTTTGAACCCGCCCAAGAATCGGGCCACGTCCGCGTCCGCTGCTACCGCGAACTCGCGCCCGTCGAGGGTTACTGCTTGAATGCTGCCGCCTGTCGCCATGTCGTTTTATCCTTTTTCGTGTTCGGGGTGTTAGGCGGACGGTGCGAAGCTAAAGCCCCACAGAATCGAACCGCTGACAATGTTAGTGTTTCCGGAAAAAATCACCGGCCAAGACCAGTCGAGGCGCTTAGGATTCACGCCATTGATACCCGCGCGGATACCCGCCTTGATAACCTCGGGTTGGTCGAGTAGCCCCGCCTTAGCGAGGGCGTCGGTAGCGGCCGCCAAATCGGTGACCGCCATCTTAGGCTTTTTGATATCGGGGTCGTCGGTCGGGGTCTCGTTGCGCGCGAGGGGTGCACCGTCCCAGTCGGCCCGCTCGAAAATAAGGCGCGATGTAAAAATGCAATTGAACAGCCGCACGAGGTCGACGACGTAACGAGACCCTGGAATGGCCTCGTCGTCGGGATGATAGAACGTGACGGTGTCCGACATCGTCACGACGCCCGAGGTAACCTCGGTGGTACCGATACCCGCCTTAACCAAAAGGTCGCGTTGGTCGCTGTCGAATTGCACGCTAGCATCGCCGGGACGGAACCCGTTGAGCTCTTGTCGTGCGTAGTCGAACGCTGGCGAGCTGTCCATTTTTTGCGCGACTCGACGCGCCGCACGTGCGGCGTATTGCCAAGGGCGGTCGGGTGCGCCCGGAGCTGCGATGAGCGCGTTAATACGGTCGCCCTTGCGCGCGTCGCCGAGAGCGATAAGCGTAGCGGCTACCTCGCCCGTGTCGACCATAAGCGCCACGTAGGGCGCCTTGATGGTCGCGCCGTAGCGGCCGGCGCCGTGCGCCTTGATGGCGTCGAGGGCCGCGGTATCGGTGCTAAGATACCCGTGTACGACGATGTTTTCCCAGACGGTCCCCATCTGCGCGAGGGGTGCGACCGCCGATGGTGCGCCGGAGCCAGCCGCCATCGCGCCGATAGTGAATGCGGTCCCGACCGACTCGCCGCCCGTGACCTCGATGCTGATAGCGTTGCCCGCGGGGCCCTTGTACTTAGCGGTTAGGTCGACGACGGTCGTACCGTCAACCGCGACGACAGGAATAGCGAGCGTACCGTTTACCGCGGTCGCCAGTAGCGCGCACATGTCCGCGACCGACGCCCCCGCGGGGACCTCGACCGACTGCGCTAGGGTGCCACCAATGCGAGCTTGCAACGCGAACGCGCCCGTAGGGACGCCGACCGGCGTAACGGTACCCGCCGCGACAACGGTACCGTCCGCGGTGGGGTACACCGTGACGGGGGTCGAGCCCGTGCCGTCGCCCGTCGCGGGCATGAGTGCCGCTGCGATGTCGTGAATCTGCGAGCCGTACCCGTACACCGTGGCCGCCTCGCCTGCGCCGGCCGTGAGCACGAGCGGAGTCGTCGCGAACACCGCGGCGGTGTTACCCTGTGCAAGGATGGCGATACGCGGCGGCAGGTAAATAACCGCGCCGGCGCGTAGGTCGATAAAAATCTCCTCGACGCCGACGATGCGGGCGACGCGGGAAGCTGATACAGCGTTCGAAATAGGCATGGTGTTTCCTGCTAGGGTGCGGGTAAAGGGTACTCGACATCGACCCCGGCCGCGAGCACCTCGCCGCTAGCCTCGTCGTAAGTAGTAATCAGGCCAGAGGCTAGCTCTAGCGTATCGGGTACGTACTGAGGCGAAAACTCGCTATACGTGACGTCGAGGGATAGGCGCGCGGCGACCACGGTCGGCGACGGGTGGTCCTCTACCGTGGGCTCGAAATACTCGCGGCCCGCTACCATCCTGTCGGCGACGACGCCTTGCGCTTGCAGGTACGTATTTTCGGCCGCCATGACGCAGCCCCGAACGATACGGACCCCTAGGTTACGCTCGGCGACGGCGTCGGCGTCGGCGGGTACTTGACCGCCCCCGGCCCCCGGCCTCGCGCGGCCCTGCGCGTACACGTCGAGGTACCAAGTACCTTTGTACTTTTGCCGACTCTTAGTGTTCGACGCGTGGGGGTCGACATTGTCTGATACCTGCCACACGTTAACTAGCGGGGGGAGCCTCACGTTAGCCTCGTTGTTCAGGAAACATTCCCACGCGCGAGCGCGCTCTTTGTACACCTTCACTGCCCACAATGCGGGGTCCTCGCCCGCCGCGGTCGCTAGCACCTGCTGATTAGCTATCTCGACCGCGAGCACTTCGCAGATGCGCGCCGTAATAAACTCGCACGCGTCCTCGCGCTTTATCAGCGTGGACACGAGCGCCGTAGCGGCCGCCGGGTATGCTGGCGCGCTCACGGGTCCCCCCACGGTTCGAGCAGGCACACGAGTGCGCCTACGGTATCGTCGGGAGTGGTCTCGCGTACCCGGTAGATATACGGGACCCCTTGGTTGTCCTCGAACGCTACGAGCCACGGCGCGGTGTCGACATCGGCGAGCGCGACGGGTCGTAACGTCTGTAGGGTGGCGGGCAGGGTCGAGGTACGGAACACCGCCGACGTATGTCGGACCTTGGCGGCTACCCCGGTGTCGGGGTCCTCTAGGGCCGCACGGTTTAAGGTGAGCGCGACGTGCTCGGATATCACGCCGTTAGGGCTGGTTAGCTCCACGGCGACACCGAACCCGGTCGTAGCGTCCTCGACGATGCGACCTAAGTCGGCCTCCATAAGAGCGCGCAACCCCGGCACGGCCGACTAGTCCTTAGTCGGGGCGAGCGCGAGGCGGCCCGATTCCGCGAGCGCGGACATAATGCCGGCGCCGTTCACTGAAAAATCAGTTTCGGCGATGGCGTCACCGGGGGCTCTGATGCCTCGGCCCGTCGTACACGCGCGGTCGGCCAAAACGTACGCCGTATTTTGATGGTACCTGAAACCCTCGCGCTTAGCCTTGGGCGCGTCGCGCTTAGCCTTGGGCGCCTCGGGTGGGGCCTCGAGTGTCTTGGCGGGCGGGGCCTCGGGTGTCTTGGGTTCGTTGTTTTTCGACATGCGATTACCTACCGCCCAAGCCCCGCCGCGGTTAGACCGGGCGGGGCGTAGGGTCGATAGCCTAAGCGCTAAGGCCTAGAGAATCGTATCGAGACAGGCGAACCCGTCGATTTGAACCGGCACCAAAAGGGTCCGAGTGCCTAGCTCACCGTGGAGGCTCCGACGGTTGTCGGGCGTCCACAAGAAAGGCTCGGCGTCGAACTCGTCGCCCTGCAATCGGCCCGGGTTGAACGGGGCCAATAGGGGGTCCTCGCCGAGGGGGCGAGCGGGTGCGGCCGTGAGCTTGTCGAGGCGGGTATCCTCGCTCAACAAAATCACGTTATTGACGTCGACGTACTTGGTGCGAACGGAGGTGTCCTCCTTGAGGTATGTCGCGTTGTACGTCCAGATGTCGATGGCGTAATCCCCGATATTCACGCGGCCTTGTAGGGTGCCCCCGCCCTCGCGTAGCTCCGGCTTGAACGCGACGAAATCGCCGCGGCGGTAGTTAAGCTGCGCTTGGATATCCGTATTTTTGCGGAAGTTCCGAAACGCCTCGCGCCCCATGACCGCCGTCGAAATGACGATGCCCGAGTCGTCTTTTACGACCTCGCACACGTCCTCCAAATCGCCGGCGGCGTTAGCCGCGGGGTTAGTCCACGACGTACCCACGGTAGGGAAATGGGTAGCCTTCGGCTTGTAGTCGATGGTGTATGCGACGTTTCCGGCGCGGTCGACGAGGCTAAGCACGCCGGTCTGTAGCACCTGCGACGCTTGGACCTCGATAGCCCGCACGACCGACTTATGTAGCTCGCCCATCGTGTCGAACATGCGCGCGCGCAGGTCAACGCGAAACTCTGGAGCCTCGAACGGGCTTTGACCGGGGTACCGGTCGAGCAAGTCCTGCACCGGGATAACCGTACCTGGGTTGTAGCTCGGGGGCTCGAACGACTTGCTCGTGTAGTCGTCGGCGTCGTGTAGCTCGGGGCCCGCGATGTCGACGGGGCTACCCGGGCGGATAGCTACGGCGACGTGTTCCTCTTCGCGTCGAACGTCGATGCTCACGCGCGACGTTTGCGAGCGGCCGTTTTTCTTAGTGGTGAAAAAGCGCTGTAGCATTTTCGACGGGGCGCGAACCTCGTTGAAAACCTGTGTCATCGCCTCGCGTTGTTTTCCGATAGACATTTTTCGTGGTCTCCGTGTTTCTTTTTTCGGTTAGGTGTGGAGTCGACGACTAGCTGTTATCGAACTTGAGTAGCTGGCGTGTGGTCTGTACGACGATGCCGTAGCTACGGAGTAGGTCGAGCTGCACCGCGGTAAGGGCGATGGGGGTGCCTGCGTTGTAATTCCGGCAAAACTCCGCGCGCACCTTGCCCGTGATAAGCACGCGGGTATCGGTGTCGACGGTTCCGCCGGTCGCGTTTGCGAGGGTCTCCAACAATACCGCGACGGGTAGCTGGCTACCGTCGACGGCGCCCGGGGTGTACGCAATCATTTTACCGGTAGCGGTAAGTCGCCCGAGCACGGTACCGATAGCGTAGGTCGAAACGGTCGGGACCGAAACGGTAGCCAGTTCGTCGACGTCGCGCGACAAGACAAGCTGTCGGAGGGAGATATCTGTTTGCTCTAAAGTGGCCATGTGATTACGCCTTTACGACGATGTCGAGTTGTGCCGCGGCGGCGACGATTTCGGATAGGACCGGGTCGGCCTCGGGGGTACCATCGGCGGCGCCCGTATCGCCGGGGTTAGCGCCCTCGCGCGCGGCCGACATTTTGCGGTCCGCCATAGCCTCGAAATAGTCGACGGCCTCGAACTCGCTACCGTCGATAACAGCGGCGATAGCTTGGGTAAGGGCCTGCGCTTTTCCGCCTAAACGGAGATGCGATGCCGCGCGTTTGCGTTCGCTTGCGACGCCGACGGCGACCGCGGCCGCGTAGGTGTCGGGGTGTTCCCGTAGAAGGGCGGAAAGTTCCATGGGCAAAACGGTAGCACTAGCCCCGGCCGCCCGTCCACTACGCGGGGCCGGGGCCCCGAGGGGCGTACCGTCGAGGGCGTCAATCATGCCCGCGGCGAGGGCCTCGGTGGCTAATAGGACCCCGCCCCGGCCAAAGTCTTGGCTAACCGTCGCGGCCTCGACCCCGCGGCCTCGCGCGACGACGTCCACGAAAAGGGCGTGCACCGCGTCTAGCTCCGCGCGGACAATAGCTCGCCCTTGCTCCGTCGTAACGTCGGGGCGTTTGTTGGGCGCGTCGGTCGA